TTAACATGTTTACCTTTAACTGCGATGGATCCGTAAATGCAGAACCTCTTACCGATATTGATGCCCCTGGCCTTGCCAGCAATCTACTTCTTGTGTATTCTGGCCGTGGCAGGAGTGCTAATGCTATTCTTCAAAAGCAACAAGCGTCAGTTGGTCAAATCGACAAGTTCAACCTTATTAAAAAAGGAAGAGATAAAGCCTTTGAAGGTAGAAGACTCCTTAAAGCCGGAAACCACGACGACTTTGGAAGATTGCTCCACGAAGCTTGGATCGACAAAAAATCCCTTGTCAAAGAAATCTCTGAAACATACTTTGATAACATCTATACAAGGGCATACGATGCCGGTGCTCTTGGTGGCAAGTTGCTTGGTGCTGGTGGCGGCGGCTTCTTCTTATTTTATGTTACGCCAGAAAGACGAGAACACGTTGTAAATGCTATAATGCGAGGAACTGACTGTAAGATCTATGATTTCAGCTTCTCATATGATGGTAGCAAGATTACATCAAAATAATTGGTTTACAATAATTAAGTGCTGTTATATAATAAGTATAACGTTTATATAATATGGAAAGTTAAATGCTTAAAACTAAAGAAGACAAGAAAGCTATCAAGCGTGCTAAACTTCTAGCTGGAGGTGATAAATTCATTGGTTCAGAACCTGAACCCAAGTCTATTAGGACACGGATGGATATCAATAAGGCATATAATTGGTATAATTATTCTTGTGATATTAAGCAAATGATTCCATGGATCATTGAATTTATGAAGAATTCTGATAGATATACTCAAGAACAAATTGTTGCATACCGAACTGTTCCAGATTATAGGACTATTTTAACTGTTGGAGCTATTGCTCGCATGGTTAATAATGGTGCTGATATTCCATATGAAACTCTTGATTGGGCGCATGAGAAGATTCTTGAAATTCTTACATATGCTCCAGTTATCAAAAAAGGTGAATCGGTGCAGGTAAAGTATACTGTATCTGTTGCTGATCGTGTCAAAGAAAAGACATCAACCATCATTGGTAATATGGAAGAAGAATTAGATAAGTTTTTTGATGGTGGATATGCTTCCGAGTTTAAGCCATACGACTATATGAAGAAGAATGATGTTAAGGCAATTCATGCTTCCAAGATCTCAGGTTATTATGAAGCACTTCGTGCTGAATTACAAGAAACTTTAATTGGTAAAGATGACCAACTTAAGGAAGGTTATTCACGGCTTACTAAGCCACAGCTGCGTAGATATCTAGAATTTGTTAATAATATTATTTTAGATGCTGAATCTATTGCTCAAATCAAGAAGGCTACACGTAAGACGCGCAAGCCCAAGGAAAAGTCAGCTAATCAACTTACATCTAAACTAAAATACCTAAAAGAAAGTGGTCCATATAAAATTGCTTCTATTGATCCTAATAAAATCATTAAAGCCCAAACTTTAATTGTATTTAACAGTAAATATAAGAAGTTAGGAATATATGCTGCTGCTGATTCAAATGGACTATCTGTGAAGGGTACTACCATTATTAATTATGATACCGCAAAGTCTGTCTCTAAGACACTAAGAAAGCCTGAAGATATACTTCCATCGGTTCTTGCTACTGGCAAACTAGCCCTTAATAAGATGTTTACAGGAATTAAGACAGCAGCATCATCTCTTAATGGTCGGATCAACGAAGATACAATTCTAGTAAGGATTCTATAATGGCTGATAACGTAGTTGAACTTCCAGATAACATAATCAAATTCCCGCAAAGAGCTGCTGGTGTAGATATTCCGACTACAGAAGAAGAATTAACACAATCTGTAGATAAAATTAAAGATATGTTTTTTGAAATGGTATCAATAGAACTGGCTGCCCCTGTGTTTAATAGGGCTTCTTATCATGGGTTTGATGTAAGCGATGATGCTCATATCAAAGATTGCATTCTTGTTGTAGAGTCTATTAAGTCTTTGCTTCTTAAGTCTAAAGGGATTCATCATGCTATTCAAGACTATGCAGAAAAAAACATTGACTATTCAGAAGACGATATGATTTTTTCTCATGATGAAGATTAACAGTTTACATTAATCTGAAGCAGTATATAATTATATTATGAATAAACTTTGGAACCTATAAAATGATTATTATTGACCTGTCGCAAGTTATGATTGCGACGCTGATGGCCCAGCTGGGCAATCATACCAATGCTGATGTAGATGAAAATCTTCTAAGGCATATGGTACTTAATTCACTCCGTGCTAATAAGGTAAAGTTCTCACATGAATATGGTGAGTTCGTTATTGCTGCCGATGGCAAAAGATCTTGGCGTAAAGACGTATTTGCCTTCTATAAGGCAAATCGTAAGCGTGACCGTGATGCTTCTGAGCTTAACTGGAATATGATCTTTGAATCTCTTAATAAGATTCGTGATGAGCTTAAGACATATTTTCCTTATCGAGTCATTCATATTGAGAATGCCGAAGCCGATGATGTCATTGCAACACTGATCAAGAATCGTACCAATAGCTTTGAAAAGGTTCTTATCCTTTCTGGCGATAAGGACTTCCAACAACTTCAGCAATATCCTAATGTAAAGCAATACTCTCCAGTCCTAAAGAAGTTTATTGTTTGTAAGAATCCAGATAACTTCCTTAAAGAACACATTATTCGTGGTGATGTTGGCGATGGTATTCCTAACTTCCTAAGTACAGATGATAGTTTAGTCTCTGGCATTCGTCAAAAGCCTATCTCTAGTAAGAAGCTAGAGACATGGATTCCTACTGCACCAGCCCAGTTTTGTACTCAAGACATGCTTCGTGGCTTTAAGCGTAATGAACAACTAATTGACTTTGACTTTATTCCTGATGGTGTATCTCAAGCTATTCTTGATGACTACAAAGCTCAAAGCAATAAAGATCGTAGTCAGCTATTTAACTACTTTATTGCTAATAAACTAAAGGGACTGACTGATGCAATTAATGACTTCTAAAATAAAGGATTATCAATGACTAGGCGTTTAGGTGTTGCAGAGATTCTAAAGAAGATCTCAGATCTTCCTAATGAAAATGATAGACAGAATTCATTGGCTACATGCGCTGATAATACTGTACTAGTTATGTCTCTAAAATATTTGTTTGATCCTAATATTGTGTTTGATCTACCTGATGGTGATCCACCTTATAAGCCAACAGATTTTCTAGATCAAGAGTCTAGCTACTATACAGATTTCAGGCGTATGTATCTATTCATTAAGGGCGGTAATCCCAATCTATCTGCTATGAAGCGCGAAACACTATTTGTACAATTCATTGAAGGTCTTGACAAGCAAGACGCAAAGCTAGTTCTAGCTATGAAAAATAAGAGGTCTCCTTATCCTGGTATTACATATGATCTAGTATATCGCACATTCCCAGGTTTGCTTCCTGAAAAGTCAGAAGAAATAAATACTCCTAAGACAGAAGAAAAGAAATCATCTGCCGGAGTAGGTAGTGGTGCAAGAACTGAGGAACTGGAACGCGCATGCCCTTTTGGATGCATTTCATCCCGTGGAAGTCAATACTACATGCCCGGACCCCTAACCGCACACCTAAAAAAGAAGCATAACTTTACTAATGATGAAATCCAACAATTTAAGCAGGAACAATATGTCTAATGTCTAAGACCCGTCGTAACTTTAATGAAGAATATTATGATGATGAAGAATATAATTTGGACATTGATGATTATCGGCAGCATCGAAAAGAAAAACGTATAACACGTGCTCTAAAGACTCGTGATCTAGATGATCTTATGAATCTTGAAGATGAAGAATTCTAAAGATAAATAAGTCTTTAGATCGGAGATTATCATGAATCATTGGGGCTATCACACCCTCCTCGACTGTGGAGGATGCGATTTACAGGCTATTACTAATCCAAAGGTACTTACTGCATGGGTTAAGGAACTAGTAGACCGTATTGAGATGGTTCCTTATGGAGAACCACAAGTTATTCATTTTGGTAAGAATGAATATCATCTAGCTGGATGGACTGTGATTCAGCTTATTGAAACATCTAATATTGTAGCACACTTTAATGATAATACAGGTGAAGGCTATATCGATATTTTCTCTTGCAAAGACTATGATATTGAAGATGCTGTAAGTGTAGTAGTAGAATATTTTAATCCAACAAAGATTAGAAAAACTTTCCTTACCCGTCAGGCCGACTAATTTATAAATATATCATGAATATGGAGAACTAACATTCCAATATATACATTTAGAAATAACGATACTGATGAACAATGGGATGACCTGATGGGTATCTCAGAATCAGAACTCTTTCTCCAAAATAATCTTAACATAGTAAAAGTACCTGTTGCCTGTAATCTTGTAGGTGGCACTGGTGATCGTGTTAGAACAGATTCTGGTATGAAAGAGATGATCTCAAGGATTGCTCATGCCAATCCTACATCACCATTAGCAGAAACATATGGTTCCAAAGGAATTAGAGAGACCAAGACTCGGGCCGCGGTCAATAAGATCAAGGCTAAGATTGGAGGTTCTCTAGTATAGTTTATCATGTGTGGGTGATTAACTTCAACCTGTAAGGATATCTTGCATGACAGTAGTAGAACTTAGACCAACTAGAAAACAAAAAAGACAAGCCTCAAGACACGGGCAAGTTGTAGAACCAAAGGGACTCTATATAAAGCATATACAACCTCTTACATGCAATCAAACTAAAACATTTGAAGCGTTTTCTAAAGATAAAAATCTATTACTGCACGGATCGGCAGGTACAGGTAAATCATTCATCTCACTTTATCTGTCATTACTAGAAGTTATGGAAGGCCATGGCGATCTGCATAAGGTCGTCATTTTGCGTTCTGTAGTACCCACAAGAGATATGGGGTTTCTACCTGGTTCAGCTAAAGATAAAGCTAAGGTATATGAAGCTCCTTATTATTCTATATGCAACGAACTCTTTGGACGGGGCGATGCATATGAGATTCTTAAAACTAAAAACATTGTAGAGTTTCAAACTACATCATTTATTCGTGGCACTACATTCAGTGACTGCATTATAGTTGTTGATGAGATGCAGAACATGACGTACCAAGAACTTGATTCAGTCATCACTCGTATTGGAGAGAACTGTAAAGTTATCTTTTCTGGAGA